CCTGAGCAGAACAACGAGCTTCAGCGTTATGAGGTAACATTCTCTTGGAGAAACAAGAACATTCCTGCGCAGTACGATGCGCCTCCAGGTGTATTCTAATGACCAAAGAATTATCACAAACCACTCAGAGCATCACTCCTTCAACAGGGGTGGTGCTTCTTGCATTCGGCAAGCCGCAATACTATTGGGCTGCTTACAACCTTGCATTCAGCATCAGAAAGCACAGCCCGAATATCAACATAACAGTGCTGTTTGATGATCCGATTAAGGGCTTATCGCATTGCCAAGACTTGATGCAATACATCAACCACATTGGGCACATTGCACTTGAGGACATCTACACCAACAAGAAGCTTGACCCAGGCAAGGTCAAAGTGAATCTTTACAAGTACTTGCCATACGACCGCAACCTCTACCTCGATGTAGATGCCATTGCGCTCAAAGACATTCAGCCAATGATTGACGAGCTTGCTCAATCTGGCAAAGATTACATAAGCCATTGCGTTGGGTATCACACCATCGACAAGGGCAGAGACTTCAAGGAGATGCAGTGGGCATGGGCAGATAAGATGTGGGCGCACTTCAACTTGCTTTCATCCTATGTGATGCCTGCCATCAACAGCTCGATGCAGTGGATAGTGAAGGGCTCACAAGCAGAGGCGATTTATCGCACTGCCAAAGACTTGTACTTCAACAATCCGATACCCATCAAAGAACTTCGCATGAAGTGGGGCGGTGGGCAGCCAGATGAGTTGTACATGAATGTCGCACTTGCGATTCACGGCATTGATCCTGCGCTTAAGGCTTACGAGAAAAATGATGGAAGCGAAGGCGGCATGATTCACTTCTCGATGCAGAGAGGCTTGAGCTACCAAGAGATTACAGAAAACTATTACTTGCAAAGCTACTATGGCGGCGCAGGATTCACTCCAAGATTCTACATCGACTGGCTTGACAGGATGCTTGCAGCAGACTTTAAGGCAATTGGCAAACGACATAATTTTTTAATAAGCAGAATCACGCAAAACAAATACGCAGATGGCAAACGATAAACCAAAGAGAGGCAGACCTAAGAAAGAGATTGTGACAACTCCAACATTCACAGAGGTTGCTCGCCACGATTGGAACTCAGAAGATGAGTGCGGCGCATTCATGGCAAGCATCATCAAGATGAGCAAGTACATGACGGTGCTTGAGATAGGAGTGTTCGAAGGTGAGACAACGCAGCATCTTATCAAGGCATTGCCAAAGGGTGGGCAGTATGTCGGTATTGATATCAATGATTATCGCACAGCTGCAACAAAGCTATACATGGCAGAGGGTGGCAAGTCAATTGACTTTATCCTGGGTAATTCACTTGAGGAGTTGAATAACTTGCCTAAGAATCATTTTGATCTTATCTTTGTAGACGGAGATCACAGCTTCGAGCATGTCATTCAAGAGTTCAAACTTGTTGAGAAGTTGGTGGCAAGAGGCGGAGTGATTGTTTACCATGACACAATCCACTTGGATGGACCGAGAAAGCTTGTAGAATACGCAGCTCATTTTAACTATAACAATGTCACGCTTAACACTACCGAAGGGCGCGGCATCTCAATACTACACAAATGAAACCAAACTACTGTCGTTCAAAATCTTGTGGTTCTAACATAATGGAGAGACCAAATGGCACTAAGCTCTGAGGACATTCAAAAAATAGTTAACCGATTCGCGGCGAAGCGAAAGGGTTGGGAGCAGATGACACAATCGACTCCGCTCAATCCTATCACTAAGCAGCGAGCATCGACTCAGTATCCAGAATATTGGAGCGGTTACAATTATGCCGCGAAGATGTATGACAGCATCTTGCCGCATAGCCGCTCCGATGTTTATCCTGAGCATTTGCTTTCGGTGCGTGCTCCCAATCAAACGGATGCGCAGGCATTGTACATCAAGGCGAACTACAAGGCAACAACCTTGAGCGTGTTTGAGGATTTCAGATCTACCATCAGCAGAGCATTCGCGGATCAGAACTGGAGCATCAGATACTCGGAGGAGTTGGATGAGCGATTCGGTGAGGAGACATTTCAGCGATACGTTAACAATGAGATTGAGAAGTTCGGCAGCTTGGAGATGTTTGTTAAGAACATGCTTCCAACGCTAAAGCTTGTCGATGCTAATGGTATCATTGCCATCTATCCAGATGACATCGAGTACTTAGACGAGGAAGAGTTCGAGGAGCCTGTAATGGGCAATGAGCTGCTTCGTCCCATGCCGACTTACTACAACTGCAAGAACATTGTCGGGCAGAAGTTCGGTGAGTACTACTTGGTGATCAGCGATGACCATAGCTACGTCAAGAACGGAAGCAAGACGGAGGAGACAGGCATTGTGCTTTATCTCTACGACTCAATGGCCATCTATAAGATTGAGCAGACAGGAAAGAAAAGCGACATGACATTTAGTGAGCCTGTGCTTTACTTTCAGCACAACCTTGGCTATGTGCCTTGCATCAAGCTGATGGGATCACCTCAACTTATCAATGACGAGATTGCGTTCCAATCTCCTTTTATCACAGCTGTGCCATTGCTCGACCAGGTGGTGCTCGATGAGTCCTACTTGCAGATGAGCAAGGCAACAAGTGCATTTCCTTTCATGGTTGCGCTTGGTGAGATATGCGAGTTCGTAGACCGCGAAGGTAACCGCTGTAACGATGGGCAGATATTTGATCCTATCAATGGAGGATACAGAACATGCGGCAGCTGTTCAGGTAGCGGAGTAAAGAGCCGATTCTCGCCTACCGGTATGCTATTGATTAAGCCAAAGACATCAGTAAGCGAAGGAGACAGCGGACTTAGTGGCGAATACTTGAAGTTTGTAAGTCCTCCGATGGACACGCTAACATTTCTGCGCAATGAGATTGAGCAGCAGATGGCGAAATCAAGACGTATCCTGCATCTTCCTTCAAGCGATGAAAGTGGAACTATCGGAGAGGCATCTACTGCAACAGGAAGCCTTAACAAGCTTAGAAGCCTTTATGCTTTCATCAAGCCTATCAGCGATCAGTTATTTACCATCTATGAATTTAGCTTGGTGACAATTGGTAAGATGCGCTATGGCGATTTATTTGGAGGAGTAAACTTGGTTTATCCAACAAGCTTCGACATCAGCACACCGAGTGACTACCTTGCTGTAATAAGCGAAGGAGTTAAAGCAGGAGTGCCGCCATCGATTACCTTCTCGAATGTTTACAACTACATCAGAGCAATCCACTACACCGATGAGGAGACCAGTGCAGTGTACGACCTTATCATCAATGCAGATGAGTTGTTGCTAATGAGCAATGCTGATATCCTTGCAAGACTTGCAAGCGGCAGTGTTGAGAAGTGGCAAGATGTATTGCATAACTCTGGGCCGCAATTAATCATGGAGCTAATAAGAGACTTCATTCCAACAGAGGGCGCACAAAGATTTCTTGACCAAGCTATGAGCGATCAGATTGCGCAGCTTAGAGCAAAGGCCGCTGAGAAGATTGCAGTGACACTTGACCCAATTGCGCAAGCACAACAGACTCTTTTGAATGGCATCATTTGATGAACTTGTTAAGCAAAAAATCAAGCTGCTTGAGACTGTTCCTGAGACTATTGTCACGGCGGCGGAGAAGGCACAGCGAGATGCGTGGCGAAAACTCGGGCCGCTACTCGCAGAGATGGATGTTGATGCAACAGGCAACATCCGACAGACCGAGGATAACATACGAAGAATTGGACTGATTACCGAGGAACTTAATAAGGTGCTTGCAGGCGGCGAATATAGAGACGCTGTCCAGTCCTTCCTTGCTTCCATCGATGAAGGTGTTCAGCTTACAGATGACATCGCACGAAAAATCGATAGCACCTTCGAGCCCGACAATGTTCAAAGGCAGCTACTCGCCATCTCCAAGCAGAATGCAATCAATGCCTTCTTTGGCTCGGGCCTTAAAGAGAATGTGACACAGCCATTCCTTGAGCAGCTCACTGCAAATGTTGCGGCTCGAGCTCCACTCAACCAAGCAGTGAAAGCATTGCAAGGAGTGATTGAAGGAACAGAGACCACAGACGGCAGGCTGCTTGCCAACGTGCGCACCACTGCCAACACAGCTCAAGCCATTGCAGACAGAAGCTATGCAGCAGCTGTGAACGAGGAACTCGGCATTGAGTACTTCCAATACTTGGGCGGCGAGATACCAACAACAAGACCGTTCTGCGAACATCGCGAAGGAGCTATCTTCCATCGCAAGGAGATTGAAGCTTGGGGCGATGGCGAGAACAGCGCAGGCATAAACGATATTCGCAATGGCACATGGGCAGGCCGCATCGAGGGCACTGACTCACGCAGCATCTTCACCTTTGTTGGTGGTTGGAATTGCCGACACTTTCTTGTTCCAGTGATCAAGCAAAGAGTTCCGCCATCGGTAATTGCAAGAGCAGAGGCGGAAGGTTTTGCATAATCAAAAACTTTAGTATCTTTGCTTCATGACTTACTACATCATGAGCGATGGCACAATTAAGTGTGCATCTGATGTACTCGCTAAAGAACTTATCAAGCGAGGTGCAAGGGAATTGAAACTCACACCAATAACAATAGACTATGGCAATCAAACAGGAGGAAGCACTGGAGCTCTTGAAGTTCCTAAACCTCGACGAAGCAGCCGATCTCGAAGCGGCAAAAGAAAAGTTCCAAGAAAATTGGATTAAGCAGGAAGAAGTAAGCGGCAAGATCGGAAAGCTTACTGGCACCATTGCCAATGTAACTCGCAAAGCATTTGAGCCGTTTGGCATCGTGCTCACTGATGAGGACTTCAAAGGGCAGAAGGTTGAGGAAGTTATTCGCAGCGCATCGGAGAAAGCAAAGAGCGCATTTGAAACACAACGCGAGGAGTGGGAGAAGCGTGCATCTGGCAACGGCTCAGAGGCATTGCTGCAAGAGTGGGAGAAAAAGTACAAGTCACTTGAGCGCAAGAGCAATGAGCTTGACTCCGCTCGCCAAGATGTGATGCAACAGTTTGAATCCTACAAGGTGCAAGTTGCAACAGACATCAAGACGAGCAAAATAAACAGCTCATTTGAGAAGGAGCTCAGCGCATTAAAGCTTGACCCAAGTGTTAACGAGTACACCATTCGCGGCTTCAAGTCGGCTGTGACTGATAAGTATGCAATCGACCTTGAGGAAGATGGCGCATTTGTAGTGAAGGATAAGGCAACAGGCGAGCGACTTAAGAGCAAGGAGAAAGCAGGATCGTTCTTAACAATGAGCGATGTGCTTATCAAGGAAGCAACAGAGGCAGGCATCATCCAGAAGAATCCACATGCAGGGGCTAAGATTCCAATGCGCAGCCCATTGATTCCACAGATGGAAACAGCAGGAGAGAAAAAATTAAAAGGAATCAATCCTCGATTCTACACAAAATAATCTATCTTTGTAAAGGGTATTATGTTTTTTAGTTTTTAGCCGCACTTGTTAGGTAGTGCGGCTTTTTTTTTTATACCTTTGTATTTCTCTATGGTAGTCGGCAGGACTTTCAGCTGCAACAAGTAGGCATCAACGCAACAGCCTTCAGAATACGTTGCTAAAAATTCTACAATAAAAATCGACTATCATGTCTATTTCTCGTATACTTTCAGAATGCCCTAATGTGCAAATGTCACTGGGCGAATTATTTTTAGAGGTTGGTCAACGTGAGCAACTTCCATTCCTTGAATTCCTATTGTCTCCAGAGAACGCGAAATTAATTCGCACTGAGGTTGCACCTGGTCAAGGTAAATTAAAAACCGTTCAAGCTCGTTGGATTCAGCGTTTACCTGAGACAGAAGTTGAAGAAGGTGCTGACATCTTAACTTGTACTTCTGCTAATACGTACGGAGATTCAACTACTACGTACACGGTTGAAACAACTGACACTTACACTGCATCTCAAATCATCAATGCAGCGGAAATCGCTCGTCATTGCCAAGAGAACAGCCGTTATGTGCTTGAGTCAATTATGCGCTTAATGGATGTACTTGATCGCAAGATTGCATCTGCCGCAGCTGTTCAAGCTGTTGCTGCAATCGGTGCTTGGGGAACTGATGTTGAAGGATTCTACGATGTAACAGGTGACTGCTTAGAGGTTGCAACAATGGTTGGTACTAATGAGCCAAACGCATTTGCTATCGCTGACATTCAGCAAGCAACACGCATGGCTAACTACCCAGGTGCACCAATTGCATTCGGTGGAGCTGCGATGCAGCGTTATGCTAACGCGATGGCAGCAGGATGCTGCACTCAGTACGGTATCGACTTACTTGCAATCACTCAGCAAAACGGTTTCGGCTTTGCTTATGATGCTCGTTTAGCTGCTGCACAAGGTGATCAAACATCTGCATTGGTAACAACAGCAGGAGCAATCCAATGGTTGTCATTCAACCTTGCAGAGTGGAACACTGGCATCACTCCAACGGCTGGAAGCAACTACTCTAAGACGTTGGTGTTCACACCAGCAGGAGTTCCAGTTGACTTGACTATGAAGGATGACTGCGGTAACTTATCAATTGTATTGACTGCAACAGGAATCATTGCAACATTGCCAACTGATATCTACGAGGCAGGAGATAAGTATGCAGGAGTTAACTATGTTAACTGTGTGTCTATCGTAAACCCAGCACCTTAATCTTTTAAGTGCAACAATGAAAATGGGGAGAGGTGCAAGCCTCTCCTTTTTTATTTATCTTTGTGAAAAATAAGACAGCCAATGTGCTACGAATCTCTACTCGGCTTACAAGGTTGCGACAGACCAGAGCCAACTACTGGGCTTTACATCGATGATCTCGGGATTAATCAGACTTTACTCGGGCAGTTAATCACTGACCAATACAACAGCGGAGTTGAATTGTTTGAAGCTAAGCGAGCATTCGCTTGGCGCAAGATGTCAACTGATATCTTAAGTAGGCTAACACCGATGATGAAGGCGGACACTGTTGTTGAGTCTAAGCGCATCGGTCAGGTGGTGAGCAACGCTGCAAACATCGACACGTTAGTAGGTGCAGGTAAGTACACAGGTATAAGGGTGACGATTGACCCAAACACCGAAAGCTTTTTAAACTTCTACTTGTCGAACTTCAAGATTGACATCTACACAATGGCAGTGCCAGTAGAGATATTTGTCTACGACATGACCACCTTGAAGCTGATTGATTCTTTCTTCTACCAATCGGAAGCGGTTGAGCAGTTCATCGGTAAGACCTTCAAGGCAAACCGCCGCAAGTTAGATCTTGCATTTGTCTATGAGTCGCTTTACGATACAACCAAGATGATTCCGAAGAAGGGGCACTGCTTCGATTGCTCTGGCAATGTTAGAGGTGCGCACATCTGCCCATTCGTGGATGCTGTTGGCATTGAGTTGACGGTGAGCGGAGATGATGTGATAAGTTCTAAGTCGAAGAAGTACACTCAAGGGATGTCATTAGTTTACAATGTGAACTGCGACAGAGAAGCTTGGCTGTGCTCGATTGGTGGATTGATGGCAATGCCGCTTGCATACGCAACGGCGGTCGAGATTTATAACTACGGGTTGAGCGTGTCACCAAATCAGCGTGTCAACACAACTGTCAGCATCAACATTGGAAGCAAGCCATTTGCAACTGCCGATGCTAACGATGGAATGATTGCAGGGCGCGACATTGCAGCGACAAGATACAGCGAAGAGCTTACGGCAATGTTGCAGAACATGCGACTACCAAGCGACAATACGTGCTTTGATTGCAGGAGAAACATGAAGTACGTAACTGCTCTACCTTAATGGCTACTCCCAAAGAGATCAGCGGAAGGATTGATGGGCTATTTGCCGAATGGAGCGGAGGCTTTACTCCATTGTCATTTGCTGTTCTCGATATGCGCCGCGAGATGTTTATCAGAATCTTTGGAACAGGTACAAGCGGAGGAACTAATACGGCAGGGCAAAAGCTACCGACCAAGCCATACACTCCTGCTTATGCTGCCATCAAAGCAAAGAACGGCAGACCTCCATTGGAGCTCACAGGCTTTCTAAAAAGGTCATTTGCAACAGACCAAACGAGTGTATTTGCTCAAGGCTTTGGAGTTGCAATCTACATCCAAGCAGATGAATCTGGAAAGGTAGAAGGATTGCAAAAACTTTATGGACCAATATTCCAACCAACAAAAGAGGAGCAAGATAGAATGTTGCAACTACATGCAGAACTATTAGTCGAGCAAATATCAAATCAGATTAGCAAACCATGAATCTACTTAAGACCATCATCGAGCGGCTCAACCAACGTGTTGAGGTTGCGAATATCTTCGACAAGCAGTTTGGACTTTGCGAGCTTAATGCAAACGGCAACGAGAAGGCTTGGGTGCATTACATTGGCAATGGACAGGCAGAGGTAGTTACCAACTTTGATGCTAAGCAAGGCACATTGTTCTGGGCTAAGCGTGGAAAGGTGACTGTTGTCAAGACTGATGCCTACAAGATGAGCGGCTGCAAGCAGTTGTACGTGACAAGCTTTCCGCTGACTGCTTATGCTGTGGTGCGCAAGAGCCATCTGCCATGCGATGGAGATGATGCTCAGGATTGGCTTGCTTCAAGAATCTACAAGCTGACAAGTGGAACAGATCCACAATTCAAGCAGAACCTTGGAGTGATTAATTACGAGGTAATTCCGAGCGGTTATATCAACGAGATTAAAAGCCTAACAGCAAACTATGAGTTTGCATGTGTGACTGTTGACTTCGATATTCAAGTGATCACAACAACGGAAGATGGCTGCTATGACATTTGTGCAACAGGAGACATTCCGCTTCCAGACTTTCAACCTTGCACACCATGCTTGACTGAGGTTGCTGTTGATGGCATCACCATAATCGGAAACGGAACAGAAGCCGATCCATTGATTGCAGTTGGAGGCGGCGGCGGTACTCCGCTGATCACCAAGAATGAAGGCACTAATGTAAGCACCAACACCTCAACACTAAACTTCACCGGTGCAGGAGTGACAGCATCGCTGACATCACCTGGAGTGGTTGAGGTAAATGTGCCAGGCGGAGGCGGAGCAGTGGGAACATTGCAGGAAGTTACCGACTTAGGCAACAGCACAACCAATGACATTGCATTCACAGCAAGCGCAGGGCTTTCATTTGACAACGGCGCATTCTTTCGCAAAGGTACAACCGATGCAGGCAATGGAGGAGCAAAGGGCACAGCGCAAATATGCTCAATAAGTTACGAGCTAAAGTGGGAAGCAGGGCGATTGTACTACATGCAACAAGACGGCTTCACCATTCGCGATGTTACTCATAACTTTACCTTTGTGCCTCAAGTAACTGATGACAGCAGTAAGGGCTTTGTAGTCGGTTCTCGATGGAGCTTGGATGATGGCACTGTTTACCTTTGCTCTGATGATACAATAGGTGCAGCTGTTTGGGCAGTGGTTGCAGTTGGCGGAGTGACATCGGTAACAGGCACAGCACCAATCGCATCAAGCGGAGGAGCAACGCCCGACATCAGCATCACTCAAGCTGATGGCAGCACTGACGGATATCTAACCTCAACAGATTGGAACACATTCGATGGTAAGTTTAATGTACCAACAGGATTGAACACAGACTACCTTGATGGTACTGGAACACCAACACCATTCCCTGCAATTCCAAGCGGTACTGTTACATCGGTCGACCTTACGATGCCTCCTGCATTCTCTGTCACTGGCAACCCAGTAACATCAAGCGGAACATTGGCAGTTGCAGCGGCAGGGCTAAGCAGCCAATACATCAGAGGTGATGGGCAGCTTGCTAACTTCCCGACATCAACTGGCGGAGGATCAAGTGTAAGCTATTACCTCAACGGATCAGTGAATCAAGGCACTATTGGCGGCTCTACTTATTATGAAATGAGCAGGACTCCAATCTTAGGTGCAGGCACTGACTTCACAAGAACTAATGCTCAAGGCAATGGATTGATTGCACAATTCATTACAGATGCAGGAGATCCTAATCTGTTGGCAATACCGGCAGGCAATTGGAATCTTGAGTTATTTTTTAGCTCATCAGCAAGTGGTGGAAGTCCATCATTCTATGTTGAATTATACAAGTATGATGGTGCAACATTTACTTTGATTGCAACTGACTCAGCAACACCTGAAGGCATAACAAACGGGACTTCAATCGATGCTTACTTTACTGCTTTGTCAGTCCCTGCCACAACACTTGCTCTTACAGATAGGCTTGCTTTGCGTGTATTTGTAACTACCTCGGGGCGCACACTAAAATTGCACACTGAAGACAATCATCTTTGTCAAGTCATTACCACATTCTCAACTGGTCTGAACTCATTAAACGGCTTAACTGCTCAAGTGCAAAACTTTGCAGTTGGAACTTCGGGTACTGACTTCGCAATATCATCTGCAACAGATACGCACACATTCAATCTACCAACTGCAAGTGCTGCTAACAGAGGAGCATTGAGCACAGCTGATTGGACTACGTTCAACGGGAAGCAGGATGCACTGGTAAGCGGTACAAACATCAAGACCATCAACTCGACTTCATTGCTTGGCAGTGGCAACATCACCATTGCATCTTTGGGAGTTTACAAGAATACAATTGATGGAGCTGCATCAAGTGGAACGGCTAACACTTTCAGCTCATCAGTGCTTATTCCTGCGAACTCGGTATCACTTGGTAGTGTGCTTGAGTTTAAGTTGAGAGGCCGTAAGACTGGAGCAGTTAATAGTTATACTATAAGACTATACGCAAACTCTGCAAACAACTTGACTGGTGCAGTTCTTTTAGGAGTTTATTCAGGAGCTCAAGCAGGAGCATTTGGGCAGCAGATGGTAAGAACTGGAGTGGTTAAAAACGCACAAACTAATACAGAGATGATGTCCACTGCTGTAACTAATGTTGGAACTGATTATCAAAATACAATATTCTCATCAATCTCAGTGGATTGGACAAGTGACAAGTACATTATCGGTGCAGTTCAGAATGCCAATGCAACAGACTCCTCTTTAATCTCACTAATCTCAATGACAATAATATGATAGATATAACTCTTGAAGGTGGATATATAACCTTCTATTCATCGGTGATTGGTGCGATTGCATCTAATGTAGAATCTATTGAAGTGGTTGACGACATGTGCGTTCACTTGGGCACTAACGTGGGGGTGTTCCTTATCAATGTAAATCAGTTCACTTTTAACGGCATAACATTCTCGACCTCAGCTGAGGCGGTTACATACATACTAAATAACTAACGACATGGCAGGAGTAAAAATTACAGACTTAGGTACATTGACAACGGCTGTCGATGCAGACTTACTTTATATCGTGGATGTGAGCGACACATCGCAATCTCCACAAGGAACATCCAAGCAGATTGAGGTGGGTAACATGTTCAGTAGTGGCAGCTACACTCCGACAATCAGCGGAGAGATTAATTTGACAGCATCAGCTGTTGCTGCAACCTATATCAAAGTTGGCAATATTGCAACAGTATCAATCCAATTAGAAATTAATTTTAGTGCTGCTGAAAATTCTGGAGTTTTTGAATTGTCACTACCAGTTGCATCAAATTTCACAGGTATAAAGCAATGCTTTGGATTGCTTCAGTATTCTTACGCTGGTACGGAATCTGAAATTGTTTCAGTAACAATTGGAGCAAATATAACCAACTACACATGTCAAGTTGGACTTGAAGTCGTGACAGATGAATTATCTATGCAATACGTAGCCTTGCAATTTCAGTATGAAATCGTCTAACAACGGCATTCGACTCATCCAAGAGTTTGAGGGCTTGCGCCTCACATCATACCTATGCAGCGCATCTGTGCCTACCATTGGCTACGGCGCAACCTACTACCATGACGGCAGCAAGGTAAAGCTTGGGCAGACCATCACCAGAGAGCAAGCCAATCAGATGCTTAAGGATCACCTTAAGGAGTTTGAAGGTAGCGTGCTCGGGCTGCTTAACACAACCAAGGTCAACCAGAATCAGTTCGACGCCCTTGTAAGTTTCTGCTTTAACCTGGGCGCAGGCAACCTTGCTAAGTCGCAGCTGTTGAGATTCGTAAAAGCAAATCCAAACGACCCGAAGATTGCAGCCGAGTTTCTTAAGTGGAACAGAGCAGGCGGCGAGGTTGTGACTGGCCTTGTAAGAAGGCGCAAGAAAGAGGCGCAACTATATTTCACACCAATCGTTTAACCAACTATGGCGGCAAGGAGAGTCAGCAAACCAAGGCAAGTGCTTGACATAATCGTTAAGCATTGGAGGCCAACCATTGGCAGCTTGGTGATTCTCAGCTCTGTATTCGCGCTTATCTTTAAGCAGATATCCACAGAGACACTTGCGGCGATTGTTGCAGCTATGGTGGCGGCAGGATACATACCTAAAAGCAGTGACAATGGA